AGCACGGATTGAACTGTCATGCCGTCATCTTCGACGAGCTTCACACGCAACCCAACAGAGACCTCTGGTCGGTTCTGACGACCTCAACAGGCGCAAGGCGTCAGCCGCTCATCATGGCGCTCACTACGGCAGGCCACGACCGCGCGAGTATCTGCTACGAGGTCCACGAGTACGCCACTGCCGTCAAGGATGGACGCATCCAAGACCCGACGTTTCTACCTGTCCTTTACGCGGCAGATCAGGACGACGATTGGACGAAGGAGGAAACGTGGAAGAAGGCCAACCCAGGCTACGGCACTATCTGTCACAAAGGATACTTCGAGCAAGCTGTACAAAACGCAAAGGCAAATCCATCTATGGTTAACAGCTTCCTGCGCCTGCATCTCAATATTTGGACCAGCGCAGAGACGGCTTGGATTCCTGATGACGTCTGGATGAAAGGCTCTACACCAATACCATATGACCGACTTTCACACCTGCCATGTTATGGCGGCCTTGACCTGGCAAGCACTCAAGACCTTACCGCCTTCGCTCTACTTTTTGACGACGTGGATAACGATTGTTTCTATCTTCTCGTTCATCAGTTTGTCAACTCGGAGAAGGCGCACACGAAGAAGCTAAGCGCAGGCATCGACTACGTGGCCTTTCAACGCGAGGGCGACATCACAATCACACCAGGCAACGTGACGGACTACCGCATCGTTAAGGACTACATCGTAGAGCAGTGCGCCAAGTACGACGTTAGGAGCATCGGCTACGACCCGCGATTCTCTACCTACATCGTCAGTGAGCTTGAAGCCGACGGCATCATCATGTCCGCCATGGCGCAGAACATCACAACGATGAACGGACCGACGAAGGAATTTGAGATGGCTGTCATGAAAGGCAAGGTGATCCACGGAGGCAACCGTTGCTTGCGCTGGCAGATTGGATGCGCTGTAGTCTATACCGACAACAACGAGAACAAGCGCGTGGTCAAGGAGAAGCAGGAGAACAAGAAGGTTGACGGCATCATTGCTTCCATCATTGCCATGAATGAATACTGCCACACATTAGGCTCTGATGATATAATGTTGGAGATATTGGATTTGTAAAATACCTTTCGTATCTTATAAGGATACAAGGGTTAAATGGCTACACTCGCAGACCGCCTACGTTCCATCTTTCGCTATCGAGTCGGAAAGTACGACTCGCAGACACTCAAGCAAGACCTAGGCATCACAGGCTTCGTGAGTTCTGGCGTTCACATCACAGAGCAAGGCGCCCTTGGCGTTTCTACCGTCTACGCCTGCGTCAACAAGATTGCAAGCACAATTGGCGCTCTGAGCCTTGACATCTACATGCGCGATGGCCGCAACGTAGAGATGGCAAACATGCACCCAGCTTCTCAGGTGCTAGACAACCCTAACGACGAAAACACACCGTTTGAATTTTGGGAGACCCTCGTGGCCAGCGCTTTGATCTACGGATGCGGCTTTGCCATCATTGAGCGCAACAACCGAGGCTATGCGGAGCGCCTTATCCCTGTCCACTACTACGACGTTGATATTCGCGAGGTATCAGATGAGCGTATCTACACCGTCCGTGACTACGGAATGGTGCGCCCTGAGAACATGCTGGAGATTTGCAACATGCACCGCATGAGTCCTATCAGGCTACACCGCGAGAACATCGGACTGGCCAAGGCCGCGCAGGATTTTGGTAGCGAGTATTTTGGTCAGAAGGGTCAGATGACAGGCGTCTTGGCTAGTGACCAACCATTGCGCAAGGAGCAGATGGACGTAATCCAAAGTTCTTGGAATAGCTCGAGCATGAACGCAGGTACGAAGCTCCTCCCGTTTGGCTTCAAGTACCAGCGCATCACAATCACACCCGACGAGGCGCAGTTCATCGAGACGCGCAAGTTCCAAGCGGAGGAGATTTGCCGCATCTACAGCGTGCCACCTTCGCTTGTTCAACTGCCATCACAGACGACGTTCAACAACGTGGAGCAACAGAACCTTCAGTTTGCTCGCCACACGATTGTGCCCTGGACAAAGCGCATCGAGCAGGAAATTAACCGCAAGCTCATCCAATCGTTTGAGCGCCCTGAGATTTACGCAAGGTTTGACCTCAACGACCTGTACCGAGGCGACATGAGTGCACGCGCCAACTTCTACCAGCAGATGCTTCAGAGTGGCGTTATGAGTATCAACGAGGTGCGAGCTAAGGAGAGCTTGAACCCAGTAAGTGGAGGCGATGTTTTTACCGTTCAAATAAACCAAATCGCCTTGGATCGCCTAGGCGCATATTCAGATAAAGTATCCAGCGATGGAAATCAAGCAACAGTATAAGGACGCTGAAAAGCGTACGATGGGCACCGTCGAGGTGCGCGAGGCTGAAGGCGAGGAGATGGTTTTGGAAGGCTATGCCGCTGTCTTCAACAGCGAGACTGACCTAGGCCATTTCCGCGAAGTCATCAAGCCAGGCGCTTTTGATGACGTCATGACCAATGACGTGCGAGCGCTCATTAACCACGATCCGAACCTTGTGCTCGGACGTACCACAAACGGCACGCTGACCTTGGAGCAGGACGAGCGCGGACTGAAGTACCGCGTGAAGCTAGGAGGCCAGCAGTATGCCAAAGATTTCTATGAAAGCGTGAAGCGAGGCGACATCAGTCAATCCTCGTTTGCCTTTACCATCGACAAGCAGTCATGGAATGAGGAGCGCACTGTGCGTAGCGTTGACAAGGTGCGGCAGTTGTTGGACGTGTCACCCGTGACCTATCCAGCATACGCAGCCGCCACGGTGCAGGCGCGTGACCTACAGCCTGAAATTGAACAGGTCGCAGCTCCTGCGCCCGAAGCAGATACAGATTCTCACAAAAACCCTCAACCCTCAACCATGAATCTCAACGAGATGAAGGCGACACGTGCTAAGCACGCTGATCGCTTTGAAGCGTTGGTCAACCTCGCAGAACAAGAGAACCGCGACTGGACCAACAACGAACAAGAAGAGGCCGACCTTTGCAAGCGCGAAGTGGAGCGTCTCGACGGAAAGATTGCACGACGTGCAGCTCACGAAGACATGATTGCTCGCCAGGCTCAGATGGGCGGCAGCACCGTTTCTGAGTTTAAGGAAATCAACAAGATTAACCGCTCTTTCAGCCTCGCCCGTGCTGTACAAGCTGCATCCTTTGGCAAGTCGCTGGAAGGCGCAGAAGCTGAATGGGCGCAGGAAGCCTCACGCGAATTCCAGTCGCGCGGCTTGCAGATGAGCGGCCAGATTGGTATTCCTGGCTCGGCTTTGTTCCGTGCCTTGGGTGATGCCGACAACCACAGCGCTACGGTGGATTCAGGCACTGGCTTCGTTCCTACCAACGTGCCAGGCGTCATCGACGCCCTCCGCGCTCCAACCTTGGCTGAACGCATCGGCACCACTGTCATCAACAACGCTACTGGCAACTTGAAGTTCCCACGCGTCGCTACGAAGGCCACAGGTACAGGTGAAGGCGAGGCGGACGCTAACGCAAACTCAGGATTGGACCTCGACGATGTGACCTTGACGCCCGAACGCGTGTCTGCCAAGACGTTGTACTCTAAGCAACTCATCCTTCAGGGTGGTTCGCAGGTCGACGCCATGATTAGCCGCGAATTGGCTGCAGCTATGAACGCCTACGTTGACACCGACTTCTTCAACGCGGCAGCAGCAGGCGCTGGTTACAAGATTGACACAGGTGGTGACAATGGAACGACCGACACCGATTTGGCGGCTTCTCACATCTTCGCGATGGAGCAGAACGTTTTGGCCGCTGGTGGTGATTTCAGTAAGTGCGTGTGGGTCATGTCGCCTAAGGGCTGGGAAATTACTCGCGACTTGGCAACAGTGGCTTCTGTCTCTGCCATGTGGGAGAACAACCAGTTTGACGGATTTCCTGCCTACGCCACTCCTTACTTGGCTAACGCAGCAACCACAGGCGAAGGCCGCTTGTTGTTTGGTGACTTCAGCGCTGGTATGATCCTCGCCTTCTTTGGTGGTATCGACCTGCTCGTTGACCCATACAGCAACGCAGGCACTGCTCAGATTGCTTTGCACGTAAACAAGTTCTATGACAAGGCCGTGCGCCAGTCAGGAGCTTTGGCTTCAATCATTGACGCAGCCTAACAACTAAACTACGGAAGCCTGGCAATCGGGCTGGGCTTCCTTTTTTCTCTCACTCATGAACGTTACACGTCCAGCATATCCGACTAGCACTACCATCGTGTCGCTTGCCGACATGAAGGAGTTTTTGCGCGTAGATCACGACGACGAGGACACGACCATCACGGCTCTCCTCGATACGGCTGTAGCGCACGTGAGTGATTACACCAACAGGCACATAGGTACGGCAACAGACGCCACCTTTTACCTGTCGCATTGGCGCCCAGCGGCATTGGCATTTGGCCCTGTCGTTAGCGTCAGCCAAGTCGTTTATGACGACACCTCAGGCACACAGCAAACCCTCGACACCTCGAAGTGGTATATCGGAAGAATGGCGCAAGACAGCACCATGATCTACTTCCGCGACGTGCCTGACCTCGAGGAATACAACGCCTTGCCCATCCGCATCACCGCATCTTGTGGTGGTCGCGCTGAAGCCAACATAGAGCACGCAATCCGCATGCTCGTAGCTCACTGGTACGAAAACCGAAGAGCAGTAGTAACAGGCACCATTACGGCTCAAATTCCGATGGCAGTGGAGTCCTTGTTGAATCCTCTGCGAGTCATTGACATGCGGCCATGAACATCGGTTTCCTCGATAGACGCATCTCTTTCTACGCGCCTTCCAACTCCATCAACAGCTACGGAGAGAAGACGGGTAATGACACCTTGTACGCCACAGTGTGGGCCGCAATGGATCACAAGAGCGCGTCGTCGAAAATGGACCAAGAGCAGGAGAGCAGTGTCAACAACCTTGTGTGGCGCGTCCGTAGCTCCTCCACAACGCGAGCCATTACGCCCAAGTACACCATCAGGTACGGCTCCGACAATTACGAGATTCTCGCCATTCAGGAAGTCGGGCGCAACAGTGAGCTTCACTTTGTTTCACGTAGAATTGTAAGCGAGTAATGGCGTGGGCAACAAAGGCGAAGCGCCAGGCATACGACCAACAGAGGCGTCAATTCAACTTGCTTTTCAAAAAGAGCGATACTCTAATTATTACGGGTGTCGACAAGATTGAGAAAAGATTGGAAGCGCTGGCACGATGGAGCATAGAAGCAGAAAACCAAATCGTGGCTCTGAACCGTCGCGTGGGTGAGGTTTACAACACGTGGCTTCGCGCCAACATCAAAGACTTTCCACGCGACATTGTGATTCAGCGCAAGGACAGGCCTGGGCGAGGCGAGGTCATCAGGCCTGGTACGCTACGTCGCTCTGTTGGCTCATATCAACCTGCGCCACCAAATCCTCGTATCCTGTCAGGACCGCTGACCAACAATATAGGACGCAGGAAGCGCGGAGTTACAAAGAAGGCAGACGGATGGTTCGCCCATATCGTAGAAGGTGGTGACAGCTTTGGCATTAAGAAGAAGACTGTCAACACAGGCGTCTTCAATCGCGGCAAGAGGGCTACACAGCAACGCGCTATGAAGCTCCGCGACCGCCTGCTTCAGAAAGAGTTTGGACGTTACGTAGGCAATCTGATAAGAAAATGAAAGTAGGTCTCGCCATACGCTCCTTGCTTGTCAATGACTCTGACGTTAATGCAATTGTCAGTGGACGCATATATCCAGAGATGGCTATTGAAGGCGCACAGACGCCTTATATCGTCTATAGCATCCTAGGAAATTCTCCCACGCAGACGAAGAACGGCACGCCCATCGACGAGGCTAATATTGAAATTCTCAGCGTGGCACGATCATACTCGGAAGCCAACGACTGTGCCGATAAAGTACGCGATGCTTTAGAGCGTGTTGGGACGACTGTGAGTGTGGCAGAAGGCTCGATTGTCGTAAATTCCATACAATACACAAACGAGATTATTGAGGTCACAGAAGACCGCAGCTTGTTTGCCTCAGTTCAAGATTACACCATCCGCATAAACCGCAACTCATGACAGAATTTTTGATTGAAAACTGGGGCGAATTGACGCTGGCCGTTCTCGCCCTCGTAAAGGTTATCGTGAATCTCACGCCAACCGAAAGTGATAACAAGGTGTTTGGCTATGTCGACACCCTGATCAACCTCATCATTGCAGACCGCATCAAACCCTCCAACAAATAACCATGGCAGAAACTACTGGAGTCATCAATGGCTCTGACCTCCGCATCTTCCTGTCCTCTACTGACGACAGCGAAGTCTTGATTGATAACCTCACGGATTGTTCAATCAGCGTCACCACCGACTTGCGTGACACCACCACGAAAAACAACAACGGCTACCGCGCGATGTTGCCAGGCTTGAAAAGCGCCACCATCAACTTCACCGCGCTCTACGCTTCTGATGCCACCAACGGATACAACGAGCTTATCGGCTATCAGTTGGCTGACACGAAGAT